CTTTGAGAGATTTTCCTGCGCGACCTCTCTTTGCATTTCCTGAGTGAACGTTCGATCTTCCTGATACACGTCAGATGACTTATGTCGAGGCATCACAGAAATTTTTTCCGGTCCAGTCTCTGCAACTCTAGTGACTTTCTTTCCATCTTCTGATATGATCATAGAAGGTTCGGTAATTTCAGCACCACCTGCCGCTGCATTATATCCTCCCATCATTTCTCTGAGAGTATTCTTTGTTGGTTTCGGTGCCAATCCCTGAGATGTACTTACTGTATTAGGTGAAGATGCTGGAGGCTCTTTTACTGGTACTGAAGTCGGTGCTGGCGCTGCTACTTCGGCAGTCTTTATTTCTTCAGTCGGCATACCTTCAAATGGTCCAATCAGGGCTTCAAGCGTTTTCTGCTTTTCGTCCTCATTCAACTTCTGGTTTTCTTCCCAGAGCTTAATGTATTCTGGATTATTATTCTTCAATGTCTCTCGGCTGTATGGTTCTCCGGCACTATAACCCCAGATTGCTGGATTGAAGTCTGGATCAGACTGAATATGCATTCCAGTATCTGAAGCATCCGTAGGAACACCTATTCTGAAGTTTTCACCCTTGACAGATAACTGAGAAGCTGTTAGCATATCCTTCCTTACCTGAGGATCGATATGCCCTAGATGAACCTTATTTCCATCTGCATCATATGCCTGAATGTCGATTGATCGATTTACAGAAGTTCCTTCTCCATGATTTTTGGAATGCTCGTCACCACCAGATACTACTCTTGGAGTGAACCCTTTCTGTCTGAGAACCTTTGCGGCAGCATCTGCTGCGATCAGGGTTTCTCTTCCAACTTTTCGTCCATTCTTGTCTACAATTTCATCTTTCATAGCCTTCAATGATGGATCGATCTTATCCCAAAATGTGCTATCTTCATCAATAATGTCTGGATATTCTGATCTCAGATCATCGTATGGCACAGAAGAAAATGTCTTTACTGGCTCGGCAGTCTGTTCATCTGAGAATACTGTGGAAGCCTGTTCGTTTTCCATTGTCTTGATTTCTGTCAGATCATTTCGTAGTTCATCTAGAGAAATAGTCGGCTTGTTAGAGTTATAACCAACTCCACCATATAAAGATTTACCATCATTAAATGGTGATGGAAGTGATGCGAATTCCTGAGCCAGATTGTGCATAAATTCATCATCTGATACTTGTCCGTTCAACCACTTATCCATATTTCTGGTTGTAGTTAGTCGATGTATGATCATCTTGTCTTGAACATCTGGAGAAAATAGCTCATCACCAGATAGACCCATTTCCTTAACAACATCATCGAACGTCCCCGGAACAAACTGATATCTTCCCATCGCTCTCTTGTTCTTTGGGGTGTTTCTCATAAGTTCTCGGACTTCGTTGATCGTCATCTGAGTGATTGGTTTTCCACCACTTTTTTCTCTGGAAATGTTCTGATAACCAAATTGAGTATCATAAGACGGTGTTCCCTCTGCCTTAGAAATCACATTCAATATAGACTTAACTTTACTTCCAGCAACAGCATCAGGAACTCTCATGGGTTTTCCATCTGGTCCCGGAATCAATCCGGCAGGTATGATCCTTTCCTGCTTTCGCCTTGGTGCAGCCTTCTTTGCGGGAGTATACTTTTCGACTGTAGGAGGAACAAGTACAGTTTCGCCACCACCAGAAAGTGGTGTAGTCTCACCTTCTTTAGGAGCTTCGTATTTTGCTGAAGCATACAACTGATTGACATAGGACGGAAAGAGTGCTACTCTCTGACCCGGAGTTAGGTCTCTGGAGAGAGCGTCAAGAAGACTTCCTGATGCACTCTTTCGAACCTTGAATGGTATGGATGCGATCTGAGTATAACTCAGGGTCATATTTTCGAAATTAGCCATTACGTCTTCTCATGTTCTGTAAGTCTCTCTGTTTCTGGTTTTGTTCCTGAATATATTCTTTCAGAAGGTCTATGTAGATCGAACGTTCCCAAGGAACCATATTCTCTAGCTCGGTTATAGAGTATTTGTGTAGATGCATTAAGTTAAAGTTTGTCTTGTAGAAGTTTGCAAGACTATCATGACCGAGCATTATTGAAAAAAACTGGTGAAGTCCGAATACTTGATCTTGTGATTGAAACCGCATGACGGACACTTGGCTTCTGCATTAATCTGGAAAGTTGGGAAGTTACTTGTCCATTCACTGAGTTTACTGTATTGGTCGGCAGTTAAGTTCTCAACGAATTCCCGATACTGTTCCTTGGTGTAGTCCTTATTCGTATAGATCGTAGTATCCGTATAGATATACACTATACATGCCAAAATCAATTCTAATTCATCGTTAAGGCTACTAACCCTCTTCATCTCACTGTATGACGGATATTTCATTTTTATTCCCAGATTGGGTGCCAATTCGATCTTGGATTCGATCTCTTTCTTGACCAGAACTGTATCAGTCAGGTCTAGGGAGACGGGGAAGACCGCTCCACAGTTGTTTCCGTCTTCCTTCCTGTTCTTGCATCTGAATTCCATCTCTATCTTTTCGGATATAGACTTGGACCGAAGAGTTATAAACATCAGGTCAATATCAAAGAAGGGAAGAGCTTCAACATCAACCTCTTCCAGAAGGCAGTTTCGGATCACCTGCTGAGTTGTCTGAATGATCTCGGATTGATCTTTTCCTGTCGCAGCGATAAGAAGAAGCTTTTCTTCCTTGACTGTGAATGGTCTGGCCTTTACAGTCTTTCCCTTGGAGGGGATTGGTAGATCAATAATTGGGTATTGTATAGTCGGTAGTGTCATGTTCATTCTCTTTCATTTAGAATCCTCCACCAGTAATGAATTCATTACTTGGAGTAGTTGGTCATGGAGCCGAATTTAGACCAATTCTATTGAAGTCCTCATTCAAGTCTCTTGGATTGACTGCTGGATTGATTGGATCAAGATTCTCTCTATACCATCTGATGTAGGTAAAACTGACTGTAAGTCTGTGGAAGTTATCATCTGCCCAAGTTGCAGGCTGTGGACTTACTAGGATCGGATATGCCTTATCAAAGGTAAAGCTGTACTTTGCCTCGTTTCCTACATCGGACAACTGATGTAGTCTTACAGTGCTTGTGTACGAATCCTTGTAGGAGAAGTTAAAGCTACTGACTGGATTGATGAAGTTTAGCCAGTTGTCAAAGAACTCTCTTTCATAGAATTCGTCCCGACAGATGAATGTCAGGTTCAGGTCTTCGTATACAGACTGGTAGGGAGCCTTGAAGTTTGGTCCGTAGTATCTTATGTCTGTTGACATAAAACCTCTTCCGGGTAGTTCGGCAGCTTCACAGAGAAACGATAGGTCTCCCTTTATATCATTGCTCAGAACACTAGGACCACCAGTAATTTGGATGACAAATCTATTAGACTTTGCTGGGCCACCTGCTGCGGCAGAAATAGCCCGAAACTTCTGCATATCCAAATCAGTAATCGTGTTTGAAAATTTTACTGATGCCATTCCTTGTTATTTCCTTATTTTACTACGAAGTCTGCGACTGGTAGTTGTATTGCTCTGTCCCACTCATTGGCTGATATTTCAATGACGTGAGACCTAATGTGTGAATATAGATATCTCTTTAGGGCAGGTTCCAGAGCAGGTGCTATTGACAAGTTCTTCAGTAGCTTGTAGGATAGCTCTAGTCGAGTGCTCTTATTCAGTCTCTCATTATTAGCAAATTCCATCAGCTTCCCAAGGATCGCTGCCCGACTGTTCTGAGGAATGAAGTGGAGATTAATGCCAAGAAAACCATTGTCGTAATGTTCGATAGGAAGAACCAATGGGAATTTGTCATAGATGGGAAGTTTTGCCTTCCACTTCGGATCATAGATGTAGAAGTACATCTTTCCGATCACTGGATACGTAACTCGTTTCTCGTACCGACGAGTAATATTGCGCCGAATGCCAGCAGCATCCTCGACGTTCTTAGTGAACCAGTCTTTGATTTCGTTGTCAGAATATTTCTTTACCATGTATACTATTTAGCCTTTAATCCAAGATGTTCTTCTGTCAGGATGCGAAAAGTCCATCCTTTCTTTTTGCAGTATTCTTCGGCAGCAGCCCATTTTGCCTGATTTTTACCCCAAGTCGTCACTTCGTATACATAGGCTTCGGTGATCTTCTTTTTCTTCTTTGGTTCCATTGTTTCTTTTTTAGGCTTGATTTCAAGTATCTGATGTTGTATACCATCCTTGGTCTTTGCCTTGACATAGAAGTCAGGAAAGTATCGGTGGGTCTTTCCGTCCAGAGGTGAAACGTATGGGATCACTATTTCCTCAGAACTCCATTCAAGTATTGCCGGATTGTTGTCCAGAGATATCATGACAAGTTTTTCCCAACCACTCCTGTAGGTAATGTTGGTTGGGTCGCCTCGATATTTTTGTGGATTGACTGGTTTAAAGAAACCCTGCTTGTAATGTCGCATAAATACTATTGAACTCTATTTTCAATTACACAAGGGTATTTATATGGCAGAACTTGCACATGAAGTGTTGAAGTATACAGGAGACGTTATTTCTTCTGCTGGAGAAATAGCAACGCCGGGACTGGCTTTGCCTGATGATCCTACTGTAGAGCAGTCTAAGTATAATTTCAATTCCAGAGTATTTCCTTCTGATATTGGAACTGGTTATCAGGGACATTTCATGGTGATCAACATCAATGTCCAAACTGGAACCGTGATGAATAACCTGAACAGAAATCCAAATCTATCGTTCGAAGTTCTCGATGACCAACTATCAACAACAGATGCTCTTCGGTACTCTATAGACAATACTTGGGTAAATGGTTCAGGTCAACAACTTGGCCTCGATACTACAGGACTAGGAACAAGGGCACGATTTACTAGACGTATTGCTGAGTCCATTGCTCTCTACATGCCAAACTCGGAGCTTACTTTCTCTGATGCTCATGATTTCGAGAATATTTCTCTGACAAAATTTGCAGGAAATATTGCCAGCGGTAAGTTTCTTGGTACATTTGGAGCAATTGTTGGAGGAATTATTGATTCTGCCGGTCAGACTATCGGAAACGTTGCTCAGGTGGCTGGATCACCTATCAATCCTAAGGTAGAGGTACTATTTGCCAATACTTTCCAGAGAGAATTTGCATTTGAATTTCTGTTCTCCCCATCCAATCCAAAAGAAGCAAGAGACATTGAGAACATCATCCGAACACTACGGTTTCATGCTGCACCAGAGTATAAACCAAACCTAAACCAATTTTTCTGGTTGCCTCCAAGCGAATTCGATATCAGTTTCTATTTTGTTGATGATGGGGATATCGGACAGAACAGGAAGATACCGAGAATAAATACTTGCGTTCTGAAGCAGGTTGACGTATCATATGCACCTTCTGGAGCATACTCAACCTTTCATGATGGTCATCCGGTACAGATCAGAATGATGCTTCGGTTCATCGAGACAGAAGTCAATAGTAAACTTAGAATTGCACAGGGATTTTAAATATGGCAAAATTTGGACTGAAATTGAAGAACATTCAGAGCGACTACACTTGGCTTTATTCTTGGAACGAGAATGGCGCATATTCACCTGCAAAGCCTATTACGTTTGGTAGTATTGCAGAGGCAGAAGACTATGCTCAGGCTCATGAACTTCCAAACTACATTATCGAACCACTGAACGAGACTATGCTTTCTTCTGGAAAGAGACTTCTAAATGGCTAAGTTCTTCGACCAATTCCCCAAGGTATTTTATGACATAAACAAGGGGAATAATCGTCCAAGCAACTATGAGTTGCCGGTCAATATTATGGTCAGAGTTCGCGTACTGGTGGAGAAGCTGGATCAGGTTTTCCACTACTACGAGCATACTATTCGTGACGACGAGACACCAGAAATTCTTGCAGAAAAGTTCTATGATGATCCAGAGGCTCACTGGCTAATACTCATGACCAACAATATAACTGATCCTCAGTATGACTGGCCTCTCAATACAAGATCATTTGACAACTACATCATATCCAAGTATGGTAGCAAAGAGACGGCAGAGACAACGTGGGTCGAGTGGTATAAGGTCTATCGAGTTGACAATCCGGGAACTGGAGAGCAGTTCATAAAGAAGTATCGGATCACCTCAGAACAGTATGATGACGTAGAACTTCAGACAGAGCCGACTATAAGTGCGGACGTTACTATTGGTTCAACAGTCCTAAACGTATACTTTCCATACAAAGAAAGAATATCTGCCTACGACTACGAATTGCAGAAGAATGAAGCCAAGCGAAACATCAAGTTGATCAAGAGAGATTACTACCAGTCAATACGAAATGAATTCAGACAGATCATGAGTAGTGCAACTGGAATAAAGACCACAAATAATCTATTGAGGAATATTTAATGGATAATAAGCCAAGTCCCGAACAATTTCTCACTGATCTACAGGTCACTATGGATGGGATCGATCCCAACCTGATAAGTGAACTTACTGTAAATGAAGTGACTATGAC